AACTCGCCGGGGCTGATCTGCATGTCGCCGCCTTGAACACGGCCACGCAGCTTAAAGCCACCCTGCATGTTTGCAAATGCGGCACTGTCGAGGAGGGCGCGAAGCGATCCTGTCGCCGCTTTGCCCAAGCCGCCGATCATGTGGTATAGACCAAAGCCGTAGAAGCCTAGACCGGGCAGGAACTTATAGCTCACAAACCAATCGCGGCGTATCTTGCGGTCATCTTCTTCCTTCCAGTTGCGGCGGATGGCCACCACGTTCTGGTTTTCATAGTCGATTGTGATCACATATGGGATGGCCACTGCGTTGTCATCGACATCGTCTTCGTCCATTTCCTCACCGTCAATGCCGTCAAACAGGTCATAGACGTGCATTTCGAGCAATGTCATTACGTCATCTTCGCTGTCATCGGACTGGTCAACGCCTTCGATCTCACCGATTGTGTCGCCTGACGGATCTAGTGAATCACCGCCACCGTACTTGGTCGGCAGGTAGTATCCGTTTTTAACGTAGCGATTGAAGTCATTCTTCGGCATACGGATGACGTGGGTGTAGCGCGGAGACGTGTAGAGATCTTTGCTCTCTGGGGCCACCACGAAGTCTTCAGCCTTAACAAACTGGCTGCACTGCCGGTCTAGGTTGGCGTCCCACCATACCTTCTTGAACGTGTGACCGATCAGCGGAAGGTGAAACAGCATCTGATCAAGATCAGGAAAATACTCAGGCATTTCCTGCGTAATCTGGTAGTTCATGTATTCGCGGACGCGGCGAGCTTGCTCTTCTAGCTTTTCGTCTGGCGTACCAATGATGACCGACTTGACCGGGCCACCTGACGGGTACAGCTCTGCGATTGCGCGAGCGTTAAACTGAGTTGCGGCTTCAGCAATCAGCGGGTGTACCACGACTGACAATCCGCGTGTGGCACGTTCATCTTCGCCTTCATCCATACCGCCATCAGGGTCTAGGGTCTTTAGGCCATCCTTATAGCGTTCTTCCCACTCAGCACGGGCTGCGCGGTCATTCTCGTAGAACGACACCAGCTCGCTGGCCTTACGGTTCAACTCTTTTTCGTCGATTACTTCGGCTAGGTTTTTGTCGAACTCTGCATCGTCCAGCTCATCCATGTAGTCCAGCTCTGGATCTCCGATCAGGACATCGCCATCGGCAAGCTCTTCGATCATAAGTTCGTCGGCTGGAGCGCCTTCGGCAAACGGGATAATATTTTCTGGTTCAGCCATAAAGGGTCATCCTTTGTTTTTCTACTGGTTCGTCATCTTCTGGGTCTTCGCTATGCCCAACGAACCAACCTTTTCGCAATCTTAACCACGCTTGGGTGCATGTGTCCACTACGTCATCATTCGGGTGAGCTGGGAAGGCAGCACATATGTCTATTAAATCTTTAGCCCATTTGCGGCTGCTTGGGTAGAAAATTCTTCCGTCTTCCAACATCGCGCTCGAAGCATGGGCGCGAGCTTCCTTATCACGATCTGGTGAATATGCCAATACGGGTACGCCAGCCATACGCAAGTCTTGCAGGAGGCTCTGCCCTGACGCCTTTTTCTCAATCAGGACTGCGTCTGGCTCCCACAGGTCGTATGATTCTTGTGCGATCCTGCGGAGGTCTGGATAGCTGACCTTATCGTACCACGCCTCCAGCACGATGGCGCACATTACGCCCTGATACTTGAACACGCCCCAAGTGGTTCTGGCGCTGAAGCTGGAGCTTTCCTTTGCCTCAAAGGCTGTGTCCCATGACTGTAGGACATATTCGATATTGCTTGGCATGTCCTCGCTTTCCCACGGAACCCACCATGCCGCCTTGAGGATACCACCTCCCTTGGGGCTTGGCCGCTGCTGTAGCTGCCCAGCGGCTGCGTAGGAGCCTAGAGAACGCTCTAGGGTTGTCAGGGTGTGTTCATCGATCCTTTCGGGCCACAGCAGCTCACCCTCCTTTGTGCGTGGATCTGTGAAGCCCAGCCATGACTTGCTGGGGGTTGGGTGGCCGATTTCGTATCGCGCTGGGATACATAGGTGGTTCCACTCATCGCCAAGCTGGTTGGATAGGACGTGGCCCGTCAGATCCTGCTCATGCAGGCGCTGCATGATGATGACGAATGCGCCTGTCTTGGGGTCGTTAAGGCGTGTCTGCATTGCCTGATCCCACCAGTCTAGGACACCCTCACGCACCTTGGAGCTGTCGGCCTCTACGCTGTTGTGTGGGTCATCGATGCAGATGATGTCGCCACCATCCCCGGTTAGAGCGCCGCCAACTGAGGTGGCTATGCGGTAGCCTGTTGCATCGTTTTCAAATCGCTGCTTTTGGTTTTGATCGTCGGTCAGCCTGAATTTGTCACCGAAGTGGGTTTGATACCACGGGCTATCGATCAGCCTTCGACACTTGGTGCTGTCTCTGATCGACAGGGAGCTTGCGTAGGATGCGTAAAGAAACTTCTTTGACGGTTGCGTGGCCCACGTCCATGCAGGCAGCACAACAGCCACTGACAGCGATTTCATGTGCCGGGGCGGCACGTTGATGATCAGGCGCTTGATGTCGCCATTTACTACGGCTTGGAGGTGATCGCTGATCGCGTCGATGTGCCAGTTGTTTTTGAACTCAACGCCCGGTTCAATCGTCGGCCAAGCGGCTTTCGTAAACTCCTTCAATGATCTGCGGTATTTCTCTGCCCTGACTTCCTCCAGCGTTAGATTGCTCAAAAGCGCGTTCAATTGCTGAGAGTTCATTGATCCCTATCCTTGTGAGGTCTAGTGTAATTGTTTTTTCTTCGTGAACTTTAGTTTCTGTCTTATCCACCCATCCTGCGCGGTTTTTTAGGAAGAAGATTATGGACGGCACGTTGCGATCCACAGTGGCATTCTCGAACAGAGCATTGGTCACTTGATCAATGCCACGGGCCTGCCCTCTTTTTATAGCTTCTGAAAATTCTGAATTTTTGGCTTGATAAAGCATGAAGGTTGACGTGTGGATACCAAGGACGCCAGCGCATTGTTCTTTGGTTAAGCCTTTAGCCATAAGACCTTCAGTCTTTTCTAGGACTTCTGGCGTGACCTCGAACTTGGGTCTTCCGACTGGATTTTTACTTTTGGCTTTTGCCATTCCTTGACCTTTCTTTTCAGTGGTTAGCTGTATTTTGGGAATGTAGATCAGATCTTTAAAAAAAGAAAGACCCACCGTTGCAGTGCGAAACCTAGCTTGGTGGGTCCAGTTTGATGATGAGGCAACAGGTGAAGCCTAATCGAGCAGTGTGGTTTTGCTATCACATTGCGAGCATTATGACAAGAACTGCGGCTATCAGGACTGTGAAGGCTATTCCAGCTATGAGTTCTTTGGCCCATCCTTGTGGCTTTTCGTCATGGATATCGATGTGACCACGCAGGCTAACTGAGATCCACTGGCCTTTCTTTGCTGGCTCTTCGCCTCTTTGTGTGTGGACCCACAGGTCTGGGTTTCCCAGTCGCTTGCTGGATTCTGCTTTTACCCAATCTGGGATTTCTGATGTGAAGCCCTTGAACTTCCAAGACTTAATGATCATGATTGATTTCCTTTATGCTTAGTGCAGTATTTTTTCTGCTGTTGCGGTAGCGGCTCGTTGCATAGCTCACCCATAAACATCCTGCCTTCGTCTATGATATATCTCTGACAGGTTTTGTATATTTCCTCTGGGGGTTTTGATATGACTGGGAGATACCATCCTTTGTTTTTATTGATTTTAATTTTCACGTTGAGCCACGCGCTTATTTTTTCTTCCGAAACTTCTTTTTCCCGAAGGGCATTGACCAATTCTTTGACGCAAGACTTTCCAATATTTGGAGTATCCATCATTTTTTGTTGGCTGACATTTTCCAAGAACTCATCGAAGGTCATTTCTTTTGCGTCCATATTTTTTATTCCATTACTCAATCTTTCTGAAATAAACAGGTCGCCCATTGTTGTGGCGTTTTTTCCAAGCTCAAATACTTTTTCAAACCTTGCCCCCATTGCAATTCTAGCCCTTGCTCTTTCCCTACCTACGCCTAGCTCTTCGCCTATTTCGCGGAGAAGTTTGCCTGACCGCCTAAGTTCCAGTGCGTACTGATTAAGTTTGGCACTTCTGTTATTAACGACCATCATGGCTTATTCCTCCTTTTCTTCGTATGGTTCGTATTCGCTGCCGAATAACTCTTCGATCATTGGCTCAAGCATTTCTGCCATTACTTTCATACGATCTTTTGGTTGGATGTCGGGATTTTCGTGAACGAATGCTGCAACCATTGCGATTGCTTCAACTCCATTAAATGTCTTTTCCACAGCCATCACTCATCCTCCTCGAATACTTCATTGCCGATTGATATTGGTATTTCGATTGTGGTTATCCTGAAGTCGCACTTTAGGCAGACACGCCTGCGCTTTACTGTTGGGAAGCCATATGCTTCGTGCGGCCTTGAGTCTTTGGCTTGGAGTTTAACGCGGCCCGTGCAGTTAGGGCAGTAGGTTACGGCTAGGGTCATTGGTTAGTTCCTTTCTAAATAACTATATACATCATATAGGGGACTGTATGTAGCGGCACAAGTAAATTACTGAAAAAAGATTTAGGCCATGTCCAGCTTGACTGGGAGATACCATCCCTTGCGCCTGTCTCTCTCGCCCTCATTGAAGTTTCGTTCCCAGCGTAGGATGTTCACTTCCTCGCTTTCTTCGGCGGCAATCATGCAGGCAACCATGACGGCTATGGGATCTCCACCGCCGGGCCAGAGTAGGAAGTCATCTGGGCTGAAGCCTTCCATAGCCTTTCGAGCTGTGGCGATAGCTTTGGTTGGATTGAACTGCGGCTTGTCTTCAGGCTCGAAGACGATCTTGAGCTTACCGTATCTGGCTGCGTCTGTGAGGTCTGGTGTCCACCCGAATTTATTCTCTCT